TAGCCCTGTAATCTCTTCACCATCATTAACAGCAGCTTCTATTTTATTGTAAGATGCAAATGTATCAAATTCATTTACTACTGATTTATACATAGAATCACTTTCTACTTTAATACTTCCATTGCGTCTATTGAATACTTGAACATTACCAACATATGCAGTTCTATTAACAGTAACGACATGCTTATATTTTAATTCTATGCTATATTCATCTTCAGCATGCATAGGCAGTTTTTCAATAAGTACAGGAGTAGGGAATCTGTATCCTAAATGATGTTTGCCTGGATTTATCTGAGCATAATCAGTCATTAGATTTCTATGTACACCCTTTTAATCTTATCAAGTCCCATTGCTCTATGCTTAGGCTTAACGAGCATTACTTGTTTTTCCCATAAATTACCATAGATATTATTGTACTTAATATACTCCCAATCTTCAAGTTTTTCACTACTATAAACATACCTTTTAACTACCATATCTCGATTTTCATATAATTCTTTACCTGTCATTTGCATAACTTTTGGAATATACTGAGATATTTGAGTATCAATAGGTTTACCGTCTTTTTCATTTTTGTTATGAAATAATTCCAATACCGATTCCCAGTCCTTATTATCATTATTAGTATCATATACTGCAATATCATAATCTTTAAAACCAACTTCATTACGAGCATAGCTTCCTGTAAGATAGCACTTAAACCTATCTTTATATTTAGACTTACACTTATTCACGATATTATTAACTACTTCCACCGCCTGTACTTCCATATCCACCATCTTCAGGATATTCTGGAGCTGAAAAGCCTGAATCTGTTATTGTTTTCTCAATTTGTGTTGTATATAAAACATCATAATTTTCATCAAGTACTTCTAATACAAATTTTTTATTTCCAGGTCCCGGGTTTACAACATTTAATTCAGTAACTTGACCACTTGTACTATTTAAATTCACAGTAGCATATAAAGGAGAAACTTCAAAACCACTTACTCTCGCTATTCCTTTTCTTCCTACTCCCATAGCTGTACCAGGAGTTACAGTCAAATCAGCAGTTGCTCTCTCGTAAGAAGCCATACTTGAAGGGTCTGCTAATGCAGCAGAGCCATTAGTCCAAAAACCAGTTGCTGTTTCAGTATCATCGTATTGAGTCCATCCATGCTTACCACCCTCAAGTAAATCAAACTTTTTTAATAAGAACCATTCATCTGATGTATAAGACCTTGTATATAAATTTAATCCAATTATTCTATCATCTTTTAAAGGATGAGTTGCTATAGTTCCGCTAGCTATAGATGGATGACATATAAATAATTGCACATTTAATATTTCGTCATTTAACTGTATTGTATCAGTTCCTACATCTGAAATTGGACCTTCTTGTCCTCCTAAATAAACAGGAGTCATTCCTAGAAAATAAGAACCACTCCAAAATCCATCTTTAGAAAGCCAATGAGCAACAATAATCTTATCACCTACTAAAGCAGTAGCATCTGGAGATGCGCTCGAAGAATCATCTAATGCAAGTGTTATTCCTAATTCATCTAATGACCTAAGATGCTGTATTTCATTATACCATTTATTAGTAGTGTACTCAGATACGCCTACTGAAGTTTGAAATAATTTATTATTAACATATCCATACCATTGATTCATATTTAATATATATATATCTGTACCATCACTATGGCTAACATCTTTTGTCCCAAACATTCCTCTTCTTACAGTTAAAGCTTCGCTTCCAGGTTTTGCAATTACATATAATATTTCATCATCAATTTGTATATAATTGCCAACATCAAAATTATCGGATTCAGTAGTAGTAAGAGTAACATCGGCAGCCGCATAAGTCCCAGATTCATTAATATTAGAACCGGAATCATACTTAGAAAATTCACCAGTTGAAACTCTAACTGCTCCATCTACAGAAAAGAAGCAAGGCCTAGCTACGGCTCCTGTAGTTTTCCCTATAAAGTTTATAACACCATTATTAGCACTATCTTTATCATCATCCCAATCTTCTATTGCTTTACTATATACCCATACCTGAGCATCTGCATCATCATATAATGCGAGATAATCATCATTAGTTTCAGCTTCTGCATCGCCAGCATCTTCACCACCTTTTCTATCATGTGAAAAATAAAATAAACCTGAACCTGGCGTTTGAGTTACACCAGCTCCAGTATTATCTAATACAGGAGCATCGTGTGCAGTAAGTTTGCCAAGAAGTCTTACACGACCAACCTCATCTACCATTACATCAGTAGCTGCTGTTATTTCTTTGTCGTCAACATCCCTAGGGTCTGAACTATTATTTAGACCCCCATGGAAATTATTTATTTTATAGACTTTCTTTGGCATTGCTTATATGGCATATTGTACTACTTGCCTTTAAATACGCCTTCTAAAACGTCTGTAACAACATCAACAACTTTTTCAAAGAAAATCTGTTCTTTATCTTCTGAAACAAATGGGATGTCAATACGTTTATTAATTGCACTTGCAATCTGCTCAGTCATTTCATCTGAAGCTAAATGCTCCATAGCCTGTTCTTGCATTTTCTCAGCTTGCTCTTCAGCAAGTTTTAACAACATTGATTTAATATCCATTACATTACCTTCATTATTAGGTTTACGATTATAGGAATAGCAAACATTGCTACACCTCCCCAAGTTTTGATTTCCACAAGCCTTGACTCATGCTCGGCTACCTTGCCATTAACTTTATCAAGATGCTTATCAATTCTTTCTATATGCTTAAAAATAGATACTTGTCTTTCATTTAACCTTGTAAGTAAACGAATAACTTCTTCTCTGTGAGCTTCTACTTTCATTTACCATTACCATTCATTCTACTCATTATACCATCCATCCTAGACAACTGTTTTTCTACATCACCCATTGCTTCTAGCATAGCTTCATGTCTCCTATCCCTAACTGAATCTGAGTCATTCCATCTTGATATAAGTTTAATAATCATTCCTTCCATATTTTCTAGTGTTTCTGACTGCCCACGGTTTTCTATTTCAAGATTCCTAAGAGACTCTTGCTGAGATTCTGACTTCTTAGACATTGATACTACCAGATAGACGAACATTACACCTACAACTCCAATCATTCCTGCTTCGCCATATACTGCCATAAAATCCATTATTTCTTCTTCCTCTTACCCCAGCTTAATGGGTTTATGTTAAATTCTTTTTCATAGAAGTTCACTTTTTCTTCTAATTGCTCTCTTTGTATCTTTTCTTCAGCCATATGTCTATCCAATAGGTTTTCAATTTTAACGTCAGCAGAGAGCATTTCATTCTCAAGTTGTCCCAGTCTGGACTCGATACGCCAATACCCATAAACTAACATCCCAACGAGCATGAACGCTTGTGCCAAGAAGCGAAAATTGAATGATAGCACGAGATTATCATCAACCACAGTCCCCCTATAACTTCTAGCAGTTTCTGGCTTCCCACTCACTTCACCTCCCATCCAGCAATAGACCATCCAGAATTACATCCTGCAATAGTAACAAACATTAATAAAAATAATAAAAACAATATATAACCAGCAATCATCCTATTTTCTATTTTTAGTTTATCCCAAAAACTTTTCTTTTTTAAGCCAACCATTCTTTTAATTCTAGTTGTTCTTCTTACCCTCTGTAAGCTATGCATGTCGCTGTAGAATTTGTATGATTGATAATTCCACTAAAATTACCATATAATATTTCACCAGGCACCATATAAAACCAAGCAGAACTTAGACTATCTCCAATATTAGATGTCGCTTTTAATTGTAAATATTCCACAGCTGCATCTCCACCACCCTTACCAAGAGCTTGTATTGCGATCCAGGCACCACTATCAGGAGCAGATGTATTAGTGTTATGCTCCGCTATAAGATCAAAGCCTAATTGACCTATTGCTAGAGATGATGCTTCTGCTGCAGTATATTCTCTTAATCCTTTAGCCATTTTACTTCCTTAGATGTTTAGATACTTCTTTTCTACCACTATATTGAGGTACTATTCTTGAAAGAAGTTCTGATTTAGTTTCACTGGATCCATAAGCGACTCCACGCTTATCATAGAAATCTTTTATTTCTGCTTTTGTATTTGAGTCAGTAGGATAATCTGATTGTGTAGTAGCGACACCATTAATGATATGATGACCTCCCACTATCAATCTTCCATGACCATCACCATGCTTCTTAGCACATTCAGCAATAAAGAACTCTTCAATTACCTTGAAGCTATTACTTCTCTTTTCTATCTTACCATCTACATCAACAAAGTACGCATAAGACGAAGGGTACGTCAGAGTCTCAGTAGACCCATCTGCATATGTTTTAGTGCGAGTAGCACTGGGAGTTGTATTTCTATGAATCCTAACTCGATGACCCTGACTACACCTTCTTAC